GCGTTAAAGCTTTAAAGCATTTTAGACGTTAAAGAGGAATTTAAGATCAAATAATTATTATTCTTAGCCTTACAATGTCTTTAATGCTTTAAAGCTTTAAAGTCTCTAGTGCTTTAAAGCAATAAAGCGTTAGCGACTATACAGTCTACATAGTATCTCTATAGAGGCAATTCTATGACTGAGAAGAAGAAGATAGGAAGACCTAAGAAGGCGAAGGTGCAGAGTGTTACCAAGGGACAGCGCAGAGGCGTTGGTAGACCTAAAGGTGACGCAGCCATCATCAACGAGTATAAAGCAAGAATGTTAGCATCGCCTAAGAGTAAGAAGGTGTTAGATTCTATAATGAATGCTGCGTTAGATGACGAGCATAAGAACCAGGCAGCGGCTTGGAAGATTTGTATGGATAGGTTATTACCTGTCAGCTATTTTGAAAAGGATAAGGCTAGTGGCGGCAAGAGTGCCATTAACATCTCCATTACTGGCGTTGGTGGCGAGACCACCGTCATAAGCGGTAATGAAGAACCCATAGAAGGGGAATACACAGATGTATAATATCAATGAAGACTTAGACTATTTTACTAGGGAAGAGTTTGCTTGTCAGTACACTGGCGAGAATGAGATTAGTGACAGGCTGTTGCTGAAGTTAGATTTGTTACGCGCACGTTGTGGGTTCCCCTTTGTTATCACAAGTGGTTATCGTTCAGAAGACCACCCCATTGAAGCAAAGAAGGAGAAAGCAGGAACTCATGCCCAAGGTATTGCAGCAGATATCAAAGTCAACAGTGGTGTACAACGGTTTAGGATTGTTCAAGAGGCTATCTCGATGGGCTTTTCAGGAATTGGAGTTGCTAGTAGCTTTGTGCATGTTGACATCCGCGACCTTGACGGTAATGAATCTCCTGTAATGTGGACATACTAGAGGATATAAGAATGGTAGCAGGTGTAGGTAAAGCATTAGGACAAGGTCTTGCTAGAGGTTTAGCAAAAGGTGTAGGCAAAGCTGCGAGTGGCTCTCAAACTAAGGCTGCAACAAGAGCAGTAGCTAGGACTAAGGGTTTTGAGAATGTCAGACAAGGTAGTATCATTGAGGCTCAGAAAGCTAAAGAAAAAGCTGCCAAAAAAACAAGGTTTTAAAAAAGCACTGAAGGAAGCTAAAGCTAAAAAACAAAAGACATTTACTTTTGAAGGCCACCGCTTCACAGTTGCTAACTATGCCTAAAAAACATATCCATGTCAACCAGCATAAGATTAAAGCTAATCTAAAGCACGGTACTAACGAGCCTGTGATTACTGTTAAAGAAGGCAGGAAGAACACTTACGGCCACTCAGTACAGATACACGGGCCTAGTACAGTTATCTATGGTGGCAACGACAAACCAGTATTGTCCTGCGGTGCTAGAGTTGTTATCCAAACAGAAGCGGAAGTAACCATTGACTGATTTAAAGGTTGAGCTGTTACCATGGCAGCAAGAGGTCTACAACGACCCTACACGGTTTAAGGTTATTGCCGCAGGTAGACGTACAGGTAAGAGTAGGTTAGCTGCTTGGTCACTGATACTCAACTGCTTGTCAGCTAAGAAAGGTCAGGTGTTCTACGTTGCCCCTACACAGGGACAGGCTAGGGACATTATGTGGCAGATGTTGCTGGAGCTAGGGCATAGTGTTATAGCGTCAAGCCATGTCAACAACCTACAGATTAAGTTTGTCAACGGTGCGCTGCTGACGCTGAAAGGTGCTGATAGACCTGAGACTATGCGTGGTGTTAGCTTGAAGTTCTTGGTTATGGACGAATACGCTGACATGAAGCCAGAGGTTTGGGAGCAAATCCTACGCCCTGCTCTTGCGGATCAGAAGGGTGATGCGATGTTCATTGGTACGCCAATGGGACGTAACCACTTCTATGACTTATACCAATACGCTAGTGTATCTGAAGATGACTCGTTTAAAGGTTATCACTACACTAGCTTTGACAACCCGTTGCTAGACCCTAAAGAGATCGAAGCTGCTGAGAAGAGTATGTCAGCCTTCTCGTTCCGACAGGAGTTCATGGCAAGTTTTGAGGCCCACGGTAGTGAACTCTTTAAAGAAGAAGATGTTAAGTTTAGCGAGGAAGAGCCTTCTGACGGTGAGTATTATATTGCCGTGGATTTGGCTGGATTTGCAGACGTTCAAAAAGTCACTACCAAAACTAAAAGGCTTGACCAAACGGGGATTGCTGTGGTTAAGGCTGGGCCTTCTGGTTGGTGGGTTGCTAATATCATACATGGGCGCTGGGGCGTTGAAGAGACTGCCAGACGTATCTTCGAAGCGGTACGAGACTATCAGCCAGTTGCGGTTGGAATTGAAAAAGGAGCGTTAAAGAACGCTGTTTATCCATACCTTAACGATCAGATGAAGAGCAACCAACGATTCTTCCGCATAGAAGAACTCACCCACGGTAACAAGAAGAAGACAGATAGAATCG